CTTGTCTTAATCTACTATTCGGATCTTTTGCTGCTTTTGGAAACTTCTTCATTTGTCCTGCACTTCTTGCACAGTAACTCTTTCTACGATTTGCTGCCTTACTACCTTTCTTTAACTTAGATGGTTTAGTTGTCACAGCAGTTTTTAATTTAGAACCAGGATTTCTACGACGATATGCTTCAACACCTTTCTGTGTCATTCCAGCACCTGATTTTGTGGGTCTTTTGTGTCCTGACTTGACACTCATACCCTTCATATCATCTTCTTGTAACTTTTTTGAGTCGTCCTTACCCTCATAACCTACTTCTTCTCTCCAGTTAGAAAACTCTTCTTTCTTAACACAATTATTATATCTCTTACCAAACATCATCTTAGTGCCTTTCTTTTCATAACCTGGCCAACACTTTTGACCTTTCTTCTCATCTAAGACATCTTCCATCATACCCTTAGTCTTTACACCTCTTCTTGCTTTGTGTTCCTCTCCTCTTTTTACTGCCATTTTTGCTGTTGATGATATTCCCTGACCAGTTCTTCCAGTAGGTTCTGTGCTACCTTTATCACCAAATCTTCTTTGGTTTCTCACCTCTGCTTTTGCAACATTTGAAATATATCCACCTTCCTCTTTACCCTCACCTATTTCATACCCCTCTTTCTTTGTGCTATTACCCCAGTTTGCAGCACCTACCTTACGACATTTAACTAATGCACCCGAAGCATATGCACTTGGCCAAACAGAGTATCTTGACTTAACTTTATGATAGCAAGCATCTTTTGTACCACTACCTTTACCTTTCTTATCTCCCTCTGCTAAAACTATCTCATCTCCAACTTCTACATTATTTTCTGTAAACCAACCACGATTTGCTTCTATCGCAAATAATACTTCACCATCTGAATATACTGGTAAACTACTATATGGTGTTAATTCTTTAATACTTTCGATAGTTCCGTCTTCTTTAACAAATGCAATATCAAGTGGAATACGAGTATTCTTCATATGGAATGAATGTTGACCAACTTCTTCAAATATAAAGAGCATACCCTTGTCAATATCTAAACTCTCACGGAACATAAGACCTAATTTGAAGTCTCCGTCACTTTTTGGAATCTCAACATGCAATGGTAAATCAATATACGATTCACTTGTTGTAGTTGTATGTTGTTCGTCAGGTACGTTTTTCATAAGATTTTTTTTCATCTCTTTTTTTGAAATTTTAGGACCACCAATTGGATCACCATACTCATCTCTTTTCATCTCTTCACTCATTTTCTTTTTTGGTTTATCAGTTGAGACATAGGTTGGTTTTGCAGCACCAGTTTTTGCTTGTTGACCAGGATCTGCTTTCTTTTTCCTACGAGCAGCAGAGAGTCTTTCTGCTTTTGTCATACTTGCTCTCTTTGATGATGATACACATTTAGGTGTACCTTCACCAGGTTT